CTGGATACCGAACCTGACTTCGATCCACCAGAAGCACCGGAACCCACGCACTTCTTTGACGAGTGACCATGCACAAGGCAACACGTCCCAGCACGTACCTCGTCAACGTGCCACGACGAGGTGACTACCGTGCCATCATTCCAACTGCACCCATCCGTACCCAGCAGGAAGTGGCTGAGATCTTGGGCTTGACCAAGGCCCAGGTCACACACCACGAACAGATGGCGCTGAGCAAGATACGTGCAGCCCTCATCGCCTACGGCTACAAGGACCCCAACGCATGAAGCTCATCTCGCTTGACATCGAGACGTATGGTGCGTGCACCCACAACTCCAAGGGCCAGGTCCTCCCCTCCCAATCCGCCTTCCACCCACAACGCGCACTCATCACCGACGGCGTATCACGTGACAACATGGTTCTTACGTGCACCATCACCACGGAAGTTCACTCGTGCCCGTGCACCAAGAACTACAAGGCCACCACGCTAGACCAGGCGAAGCCCTGTTGTACCTTCACCATGCACATGGACCAGGAGAAGGACCGGGTACTTCTTCACCGTTGGCTCACGTGGGCTGACGCCATCCTCGGCATGAACCTGCCCTTTGACCTGCAGTTCCTGCGAGCCTGTGACCACAGGTTCCAGTTCGCCCTGCCCCCGTACGGCAAGACCCTGTTCGACCTGTCCATCCTCAACTACCTCCACTCGGAACTGCGCCCAGAACGATCGCTCAAATCCCTTGGACCAGTCCTCGGCACTCATGCCTACAAGCGTACCATCAAGGACGGCAAGTTCCGTTCCCCCCACGATCCTGAGTTCCTAGACTACGCAGCCCAGGACACGCACAACACCCTGCTCGCCTCCTCCGAACTCGCCCGTCGCATCCTGCTGGACTGGCCTGGCACGGACAAGCTCTCGCCCTACTGCATTCGCCACTACTCGGACTGCCTGTGGACCATCATCACCATGTCCGAAGCCGGCATCCCCATGTCCCGCAAGGACTTGGAGAACCTGCAGTCCACCCTCCTGACCCAGGCATCCGACGCCATGGCCAAGGCCGAATCCCACGGCGTCCAGCTCGAGGGCACCGGTTCTGCCAAGAGCAAGACCGAGTTCCTCAATGTGACAAATGGTCTGCTCTCATCCCGAGGAGTCGACATCTTGTCACATCCCCTAGCTCAGTTCACGGAGAAGACACGAGCCTTCTCCTTCTCAGACGCCAATCGGAACCTGATCCGTGGATTCCTCCGGGACACCGACACCAGGGAGATCGCAATCCTCGAAGCTGCAGCCGCTCATCAGCAGGCACAGAAGATGCTCTCCACCTACATCTGGCCCCTGCTCCACGGCAAGCGCAACAAGCCCGAGGACAAGTCGTCCACCATTCTCCCACTCCCACATACCGGCGAGGCTGACGGGCTCGCCTTCCCAGTCTGGTACCCAGTACCCTCCGCTTCCAAGGACGCTTCCGGTTCCGAGGGTGGCACTATCCAGGGCCGCATTACCTGCAAGAACCCCAGCGCCCAGACCTTTCCCCCCACGATCAAGGCAACGATCAAGTCCCGGTTCCATGGCGGTACCATCCTGTCTCTCGACCTGTCCCAGATCGAGTTGCGAGTTGCTGCTCTGTGCTCCGGCGACAAGTCCCTGCTTGCCGCCTTCAACGATGGCCTTGATCTCCACACTGACCGGGCCATCCAACTCTTCGGCAAAGCCTGCCTCAGTGCACCAACCTTCAAGAAAGTTGAACGTCAAGTCGGCAAGACTATGAACTTCGCCGACCTCTTCCTGGCCTCCCCCTTCCGGATGCGCATGTCCGTCCATGAGATGACTGGCCAGCTCATGCCCCTGTCCTTCTTCGAGGAGGTGGCCGAGACCCGACCCGACGCCCGCCCCGGACTCCACGCCTGGCAGCAATCCCTCATCCGCACTGCCGACGCCCAGGGATCCCTGACCCTGCCCTTCACCGGCCAGTCCCGCACCTTCGTGGGGGGAAGCTCCGAGCACCTCAACGAGATCGTCAACTTCCCCATTCAGACCCAGGCCGGCAACACCCTCCTCGCCATCCAGCGGGCCCTTGCCCCCCTGTTGTCCCCCCACGTCAAGATGTTCCTCCAGATCTACGACGCGGTCTACCTCGACGTGCACCCCTCAGTGGACCTGGATTCCCTAAAGCAGAAGTTAAAGTTCCACATTGAGGAAGTCCGGGACACCGGCTACTGGGCCATGCTCCAGTCCCATTACGGACATACCGTTCCGCTGGAGTACGACTTTAGCTAGACTGGTGGGGTGCAGAACGAACTCACAATCGTCGTGGACTCCAGGGAGAAGAAGCCGCTGCCCTTTCCTGAGCATCTTCCGTCGCTCAGGTCGGATCTGCCTGCTCTCTCCCGGAGTTCACGCACGTACCGCCTCAAGATCGAGAAGGCCACCCTCAAGACTGGGGACTACCTGCTTAAGGGCCACGAGGCTGGATGCCTGATTGAGCGCAAGGGGTCCTTGGCTGAGGTGGCCGGCAACTGTCTGACACCCGACGGCCGGCGGAAGTTCGTGGCCGCCATGGACCGGCTGAAGGGTTCCTGCCTGTATCCCTACCTGCTGCTCGAGGGAAACATCCTTGAGACCATGAATCCTACGAAAGACCTGCCGGACCCGTGGAATGCAGTGGACTCCCTGCACCGCATCCTGCTTGAAAGAAACATTGGTCTGATTCTCTTACCAAACACCAGCATGAGTGCACGCAGGGCTGTGGCTGAGTGGGCAGCTCGCCTCTTGGTCAACGCCGCGCTGTGCCCTATACTGCCCGCTAACCCTACTGAGGAACCAACCGATGCCAGAGATCAGCCGCCAGCGAGTTCAGGAAGCATACACCCCAGCACCGAGCGTGACCAATCCAAATCGCGCCAGTGACTTCGTCATCCTGAACACTAACCTTGCCACTCTTAACCGTGGCACCGCAACCAATGGTGTCTTTGCAGAGGCCATTTGGGATTCTGATCTCACTGATGGTGCAGCTAACCACAGCAATATGATTGCTGTGGATGTGCCCACAGACGCTAAGTTCTTCGTCCCATTCTGGGTGTGCACTGCAACTGTTACTTCAGGCGACGCTGCTGGTCCATGTGCAATTACTGGGGTTACCACAACTGCAAGCACTGGTGCAGGTAAGTTGCAGGTGTATGGTTCCATGCCAGTGGGACAGTCTTTCAATAAGGCACTTCCAAATAGCATTGTGACAGGTGCAGCTCCCAACTACGCAGCATCGCTAACAGTTCCAGTTATGGGGACCTATCTGGCAGCTGGTACGATCATTGCAACTTACAGTACAAGCGCCAGTTCGGCTGTAAATCAAGTTGCAATGTACAATCAGTACCTTGATGGCACTGATGCCGGCGTTGCAACCACGATTATTCCTGTAAACATGAGTACCACCACCGTTTCTAGTTGGAATACGTCTGGGGCTGCTGTAGCAGGATCCATTTCATCTGTAAGCCCTGGGATTCCTTTGAATGGAATTACTCGCATGACTTGTGCTGTGCTTGATGCGTTTGCTTGGACGTTCACAGCCGCCGACGCCAACGGTACCAGTGCTACGGTAAGCAATGCGCGTGTGATGCTGGGTGGATTCTTTGCTGGATAAACCTCTTTAGGAGAACAACATGCCGCCTGAGTTCCGGTCGACCCCCACGGGGTCGCGCGATCTGCTCGCCCAGCACGGTCTGGTTGAGCGGATCCCCCCTGTTCGATCGTCTGATTTCCGTTCGATCGGTTCGCCCTTCCATTACTACCTCACCCGCAAGCTCGGCCTTGTTCCAGCGCTGCGGTACAGCACGGCCCTTTCGCAGGGCACGTGGTTCCATCTTGCTCTTGAGATCCTTCTAACACCAGGACTCACGGGTGATGAAAGCCACGTTCGGTACCGTGCCAAGCTGGAAGCTCGCATGGATGAGATCCGCGAGATCTGCAAGCTGCTGGCAATCGGGGACCAACGCACCCGTGAGATCCTGGCAACCGAGGAACAGGACGCCGACTGTGCATGGGTCTGGGCCATGACTGCCAAGGACCTGCCCATCCCTGGCTCACTCGCAAACAACCGCTCGCTGCATGAGTTCCTGTCCGATCCCAACTTCGTGCCCATCTGCCGTGAATGCAAGCTACAAACGGAGATCCAGCTGGATGACAAGCGCACCCTGCCAGTACCCTGCGTGATGCAGCCTGACATGCTGCTGTACCACCGGACCCAGAACTCCCTGTGGATTGTGGACTACAAGACCACCTCCATCAGCCCCCGTATCCGCGCTGCCTCCTGCCCCATCGAGCCGCAGACCCAGCACTACATGTCCGTCCTGCACAACATGCTGTGCCGCGGCACTCTGCAATCCCAGTATGATCTGCCCTCAGACGTGACTGTGGGTGGAATGCTGCATGCCATTGTCCGCAAGCCCACCATCTCCTTTAGCCAAGCTGATCGGGACTACTTCCTCGACACGACGCCCCTCAAGAGTGGACCTCGGAAGGGTGAGCCTCGCAACGAGAAGGTCTATACCGGGGAACCTCGGTTGGAGAACTACCTCGAGCGCTGCCGCCAGTGGTACCGTGGCGAGAAGGACTATGCCCACCTTGCCGGCGACCGCATGGCCGAACCCGTGGTCGACCTTTCCTTCACAAGTGGCACTGCCCTGCAGGATGCCCAGTGGGTTGGTCAGTATGAGGCCCGGCTAGCCATCGTGAACAAGTGGCGGATTGCCACGCTGGAACCACATGAATATCCGTGGCCCACAGAAGTCCACGGATCTGGTACACTGGACACATACGCGCCGTTTGTGCTGCGTCCAGTTTCGGAGTGGCCCGACATTGTCCTACAAGAAGGGTTTGTCGTGGTCGATCGTGACACCATTCAGGAGCCTGTCAATGCCCAATGATCCGTACCCTGAGGGTCGAACTCAGAAGAGTGAGTTCGGCACCCTCCTGCCCGACATCCTGTTTACCATCATCAAACCCATGCTGGCCAAGCTTGTCAGTGGGGGGAACATCACTAACAAGTCATCGCTTCATAGTGCATTCCGCAAGGAAACGGGAAGCACCGTGTCGTTCTCCACGTTCAATGCGTGGCTGGAGATCCTTGAGATCTCGTTCCGCAAGACAGTCCAGATTGATGGCCTTGCCCCTGCCCCCACCCCGGGCGGGGCCGGGGTCGGCCCCCGCCCGGATGTGGGGGAAGAGGATGTCAAGTTCGACAACGAAGAAACTTTTGATTTCCGCCCGTCGCGGGGATTCGGTGACGCTTTCGGTGAGATTGCACGCAACTCAGGAGGAATCTAGTGAGCATTCATCAGACAACTGCATCGGCCGTTCCGCCGGTGCGCGCATACAAGAACCTCGGCTTCCAAGGAGGCCCCGGTCTTTACTCTCTTCGCAACCTGTTCGGCATGATTGTTGGTGAGCAGAACAGTGGCAAGTCTTATCTGTTCCAGTCCTGCCCCGACGCATTCATCATTAACCTCGACCTCTCGTCCACGGTGTCCCCCCACGCCAAGTGCGTTGTGTGGCCAGGCATCGGTGCTGATGGTCGACCGATTGATGTGGATGGCAAGCCGCTCATCATGACGTGGGATCACGTCGAGGCCAAGATCAAGCAGTTGTGCGACATGGCCAAGAACGGTGACGAGCGGCCCTCGATGGTCGTGATCGACACCATGATCCCCATGCTTCGTCTGCTGAAGCCGTGGGTCGCACGTCAGATGGGCAAGGAACTGTTCGAGCAGGCACACGGCCCCGCTGCGTGGGAGCGTCTGTACGACACAGTGATTGATGTGGCCCATAGACTTCGCTCGCACGGCTACGGCGTCTGGCTGCTGGCCCACCTGTCTCGTGACTGGGTGGAGATCGGCGAAGGCTCCAAGGTTGAAGAGCACTATCTGTCCCTGCCTCCCGGTCTGCGGGAGCGACTGTCCAAGGTGGTCGAGATCATCGCCCCCATGCGCTCAGAGGTTCGAGAGACGACCATCGTGGAACCTACAGTCGTTACCGTGGCCGGGAAGCAGGTGACACAGAATCGCACTGTGTCCAAGCAGACGATCACTCGCACCATTGCGTTCCGTGATCCACGCTACCTGCGCTTGATCCGTACCCGCACCCTGAAGCCGATGCCCGACATCGACGTGACTGGTGCAGCAGAACCTTGGGTTCTGTTCGAGGAGGCGTACAAGACCGCCAACACTCCGTAATTTGCTGTGCACGTCAGGGGATAAACCAATGGTCGTAATAAGCATTACATGGTTGCACAGCCTGATTTTGCTAACATGCCTGGTGACAGGTGATGGGAGTTTACAATCTCCCTTGGTCCCCTGACGACGATCCCCCGGAAGGGTGGGGGTGGGCCCTCGACGGTGTCCCACCTCCGCCTTCCAATTTACTTCGTTCCGTGTCTCACTCCATTTTCAACTCCTTTTACGAAAGGCTCACTATGAGCAACATCAAGTCGACCATGTTCGCCGCGTACAACAACAGCTTCGCCTCCGTCGAGGCCAACACCGAGGGCTCCGGCGCAGGCTGGCGTCCCGATGCTGGCGACCATGCGGTCCTCGTGACCGGCATGACCATCGAGGAGGGTGACTTCAAGCAGAAGGACGGGCAGGTCTTTCCGTCCATCGACATCACCTTTCAGTACCAGATGGTCGAGGATCCTGGCAGCCCCGAGCCTCGCAGCTTTACTGGAGCCCGGTTCAACCTGCCGAGCGACCCGACTCAGCTGACGGATGAGGGTGCCAAGACCCGCAACCGCATCGAGCTGGAGCGCATCAAGGGTCACCTGACCACTCTGCTGGGCCGTCGTCCTGAGAATCTGCAGATGGCTATGCAGACCATTCAGGAGCGGATCAACAACGGCAACGTGATCCCGGTCAAGCTGCGCGCCCGTTACGACGAGTCCAAGGTCAAGCCCGGCACCAAGTACTTCAAGGAGTTCCTGGTGTCGCCGCTCAGCCTCGCCTGATCTCGACGCCATGACTTGCCCCGTGGGAAGCAGTCACTACCATGGCGAACAATCGTCCCCCCACGATCGCCCCCTGGATTACCTGCCCGGTGTCCAGGGGGCTTCTGCTAGGTGGGTCCATGCTGGAAACGGCATGGCCCACATTCAACTGGTAAGGCCCGACGCAAGAATCCCCAGAGCTGTTAGATTCTGGACCACCATGCGGACGGCCAAGTCCTGCCCCCTGCCCCCCGGCCCTGTGTCCCCCCGTCGGGGGCTACGCCGGTCCCGATGCTCCCTCGACCTATGGGAAACCACCCACTCGCTGGGGGGACGCTCCCAATGGCTTGTGGCGGGCTGGGATGCCCTCCACGGGGCCCCCTCCTCCAAGGCGGTGGAGGGGTGGTTAGATGTCTCGGAGCCCTCCAAGGGCACGCTAGTGCGTCTGGCGGGGGATCTGGACTTCACAGCCTTTCTGGAAGGGGGCTTCTGGCGAGTTGCGACCTTCCAGATACCAGCTCGAATCCGGGACGCCATGGACGGCGTCTTGGGTTCGGCTCTCAAACTTTCCCCCCGGTCTGTTCAGTGGTCGGCTAGGGCCACCCCTGACGGCCACAAATTCCAATTCTGGTACAAAATATGAGCTACCGCCACCGAGTGAACGGAGGGCCCCGGTCACCGGCTCGCCCCTCCCAGAAGAAGGGTGAACTTCAGGCCCACGCCGACATGCTCGAGCGCATGGTCAACCGGTTCGCCGAGCGCATCCGGGTACTGGAGTCCCTTCACACTCTGCGGGTAGAGGAAGCTGGATTGATTCTCAGCACGGTGTTCATGCTGTACCGACGGTGGCGTGAGGAGCAGCCGGATGAGCCCGACCGTGGATCCTCATTCATGCACTGGGTAGAGCGTCTTCGAGCAGAGGAAGTTGTGTCCTACGCCATGGGTGCGTGGGATAACAAGAACCTGCCGTTAGTCCCCCTCATTGGGAGCGAAGACATCGACATTGAATCCGCGGATTGATTCACGCTGTCGTGCTGTCTCACCAGCATACAGACCACCCTCAGGCAGGCCCATGCGAGAAGCCATGGGGTCTGAGGCAAGTGCTTGCTGGAATGCACCACGCACCTCACCAGGCAGCGTATCAACCATTCGTTCGCTGACACTGACTTCACGCAACTTGATGGCCTGATCCCATTCAGTTGGCTTCACAGTCATGCTCACGCCAAATCGGGTGCGGTACTCGCCCTCAATCTGAGTGGCCAGGGGCATGTTGTTGGCCAACACTGCATCCTTGTACTTTCGCTTCAGGTCCACAATCTGACGACGGTTTGCCAAGAGGAACTTGGTAGCTGCCTCAGGGGACTGGAACTTCTGCGGGTTGAACCCAACTCCACGCATCACCAGCTCAAGCGGCGACGAGAAGGACTGTAGTGTCCCGTCGTCCTTGTAGACCGGGATCATTCCCTGCTCATTTGGATTGGACCAGTCCGCGTACTGGGATT